GGATTTACTTAGTCTGAGATTTGTAGGAACAGTGTGATTAAACCACCAATCCCTACGATAATACTCGAAGTTGTCCATTCCTATACCCGCTGCTTCCAAGAAGACGCGAGTATGGTCCGATTGATTAAGGGTAGATTTGGTCACCTTGTCGCATTAAGACCACTGTGAATTTATCGGTCTTGAACAATGTGTTAAGTTTTTTGCAAAGATTGATAGCATGCCCACTATTACTGAAACTTACTTTCTTGTATTTTGGGCCTGGGTAAGCGATTAAGATATTATGCGTTTTAAGATTTATGGGTTTATCCTCGTAGAAGACTGCCCATATCCCTTCGCTACTCAGCACTTGATCACTTTTATAGTTAGTTTTATTTACGTGTTCTAACAACACTGTTGGTTTGGGTCTCGACATACATCGTTCCTCGAATATAGTATTTATCCTGTAAAAGTACGCAGTTTATTAAAAGCCGCCGCCATCTAAGTTAAGTGGGTCGGATTTAGAAGATTCTGAGTTTTGGGTCATTGTTACTAGTTCTGTTATATTATTCAACAGCCCGTATATGTCAGAATGTAAATTACGTGCTTCTTCTGCAGATAGTGTTAACTGTCTACTGTTAGTTTGATTCATTTGTTTAACACGATCGTTAAAGTTTCTTATGGCAATACTAATCTGCTGCATACGTTATCCTTTTTTGTGTTTCGTTCATGGCTTTTTCAGTTTTAAACGGCCCTTGAAATTCATATCTATTTAATGTTATGCTCTTTGGGCAATATGCTGGAACCCAATTGCCGTTGAGTTTGATCAAGTAGTATCCGGCACAGTATAAACTTTTACTTTTAGGACTTTTAGAGTAAACAGGTAATTTTTTAACTATGTTGTATACTTGATTGTATGCTCGTCCAGTAACTGGATATCCATACACTTCAGTTGATACAGTTTTTGTAGATTTTGATGTTGAACTAAACTTAATATTATATTTCTTTTTTAATATGTTCACTGAGGCAAAGTATTCTCTTTCCTCATCGTGTACATAAACAATACCACCATCATCTCTTGCTTGGATAGTGGCAACTCTTTTACCTTGTTCTTCAACAACCCAGAACTTATTTTTAACTATTGGTGTTGCTATACGTTCGCTCATTATTCTTTTGCCAGTGTGTGATGCGTAATAATTTTACCAAGTTCTTGACCTAGGTCTTGATCTAGGCCGATAACATACATGTCATCATCGACTCCGTAACCTTTTGCTATTCTAACAACATATCCACCGTGTGCAGTATGCACATCCATTGTTACTTTTTTATTTGGCAGCTTGGGTCGATCAGTATACCCACCAATTTCAATTTGTGATATCTGTGCAGCTGATATTGGTTGAATCGCTGCACCAGAAAGGCCGCCCATTGTGTAATTACTCATTGTTTCATCATCTCCAGCATAATAGACTGTGATACTTGTTTAGCAAAATCCTCGTCGTCTTTGATCATGTAAAGAGTATGTTTGTTACAATCCTCTTTTCTATCGTAAACAGAAGTTTCAAGAATATGCCCACCAACACAAGCATACAGTTTAAAGTTCATACTAGACGCACGTAGTTGAGAGGATTCATCATCACTGTCAAATAGTCTTGCTATATTACCGTGACCACTTCTTACAGGCTTTGTGTGTGAATTACTTGCTTTTGTGTGCTGTTGTTCTTTTTCAAATTCATCATTGTCCTCCCATGCACGTTTACATGCTCTCCAGACAATTCGTCTAAACCATTTCATTTTGCTTTCTCCTCTTCATGACAAAGGATCTTCATCATTTCTAACTTGTTGTGTAAATCTCGTAATCCCGGATGCTGTTGCATTAATGCTTTAAGATCATCTTCTTCACGTTGTTTACGTATAGCCCAATCCACTGCTTGTCTTGCCAATGGTGACAATTCTACAGTTGGGTGTGCAGTGCCTATAGTGAACCAATTCATACCATCATAGACTTCTAAACAATCCATATTACTATTGTATCTAACCATACCAGAACTTGTTGCAGCTGGATTAATGTATGGCTTAGATTCGTATGTGTTTGATACCAAAATGTGAACTCCTCCGTTTACACCTCTAATCATATATAATCCGTTAATAAAAATGATACTGCTATACCTATCAGCAAGTAAGTAAATGCATGCGCCAATTGATCTAATCCGAACCAAACCCAATACATATTGTCTTGTGCAGTTAATTTTGCGCTGGCCTTGACTTTGATAAGATCAATATGATAATGTACAAATACATCAAAGCCGGCCAACATAACACAAGCTTGTACCCCTAAAAAATGCATCAGTATTACATATGTAAGAACACCATGAAGTCCTGCGTGTTGAAATCCACCCAATCTACCAAAGTGCCCTTTATCCTTTAGCATGCGTTCGGTCTGCCAAACAAAATCAGCTAGGAAGTGTTTGACAAACAACAGTGACAAAATCAACCAGGTAGTCATCCCGGATACTCCGCACCCAGCATTTCTGCATACTGTGAACTGTGTTCACTTAGTCTATTCAATTCATACTTGCCACAGAACTTCAAGAACTGTGCGCCTACCATGGGGCGACTCTGCTTGACAGCACCAGCTGCAATAGTCTCTGCAATTTTGGCTTTAATATCGTCGGGCTGTGCTGTAAGATCCACTAGTTGTACATTGCGTAAGTAATCATCCAGTACACGATGTTCTACACCATTATGATCGGTCCAACGCTGTAGCATTAGATTGTTCCAATTAAAGCCTTTTTTATCTCGATCCTCATACGCCTCTTGGAGCCCAACCTTGTTCTTAGAGCCTTTGGTCCTAACGCCTGGATACGCTGAGAACACATTATCCGACGCATCGCCTCGCATACATTTCTCGAACAGAATCCACGAAGGATCTGGAATCTTTTTAGGTTCTTTCGTCTTTTTATCAATTACCAGTTTACCTTTCTTGTCAAGGATGCCTTCAAGTGTATGAAGCTCGTCACTGATACCATTGTACTGATTTACATTTGGTGCCAGTAGTTGATAGAAGTCGGTGTCACTGCTAACAATGGTATGATGATCCGCTGGGTGACTTTGTATCCAACCAGCAATAAGATCATCTGCTTCTAAGTTTTCGTGTCGCAATACTGTGCAGTTGGTGCGCTCACTTAAAAATACTTTGAGATCATCAAAGGTTTCCCAAAACAACCGATCTTCTTCAGCTTCGGCTTCTGTAAGTGCAGCACGGGCAACAGCACGATTCTTTTTATATGGTTCGTAAAAGTCTTTGCGCCACGAGCGCCCTTCTAAACAGAATATAACATGGTCCGCTTTCTGGTCTCGCCATGCTTTATTGACACTACCAAGTGTTACATGAATAGCAAAACCCAGCTTATCCCACGTATCGCTTTGGCGATGGGCACTGTGACGGGCACGAAAGAATGTATTAGCAGTATCTACAATAAGGTATCTCATGTAGTAATATTAGCATATTATAATAATCGTGTCAAGTGTGGTAAAAGAAATTCTGCCCATTTTCTATGAGCATCTTCTCCAAAATGGTAACTTGGTTTAGATCGAAATCCGGCATCGGATAACCATTTGTAATAGGTTAGATCCGGATCGTACGGAGCAAGATAGTTATCGTGCCAAACAACTGCGGATTGTTGAAAGTAACTGTACGTATTGAAAAACAAATGTGGAATTTTAAGATCGGATAGTTCGATATGTAGTTCGTGGATCGCTGTATGTGCTTGTTGTTCTGCCGACTCCCAATCCAAATTAACGATATATTCTTTGTAACGTTCTTTTATCGGATCAGGCCAATCATGTCCAACACCACCAGCATTAACTTGCCAGTACACATTGTCGTGTAACCATTCTTCGCGTTCCCATGTACTCCAACCAATTATAACGGCATCAGGTGTAAAATCTTTAAGGTACTGTCTTGTGGTTCTTAAGATTCTCGAATTTGAACTAGCCGATTCGGCGTCGCAATGCAATATGGCATACAACTCGTTAGCAATATTGCAACCATAGCTGGCTCGCAAATTATCCGGATGAGGTTGTCTACCTAGTCCGTAATATAAACGGTCATCCTCGGCAAAGCCAAAATCATTAACCGCTTCGGCACCTGCACTATGACTATCACCGTTTACATAAAGTATCACGACACTTCGGTCCTTCCGCCACCTAGGTCTCTTCGATCAATTTGTCTAGGTCTAGCATCAATGGGTTGATTGACTTCCCATTGTTCGTAATTTTCTGCTATGATGTTTTTACATACGGTCTGGAACCAACGATCCACAATATCAGCATCGGTATCTTCTTTTTTCATTTGGAATCCGGCTTTGACCAAACGTGCAATAAAAATTTCATTCCAGTCAAGTTCAAATGCACCGTTACCTACATCATCAGGATCTAAGTCAACAGATATAACACTTACATAAGGATCACCTTTTTCTGTGGCTATTTCTTTAGCCGTCTTTGCTTTAACCTTATGTGTCTTAGGTTTCTCTTCTTTAGGTTCTTCTTTAGGCTCTTCTTTAGGTTTTCGTTTTAACCAATCAAATATCATTCTCTTCCCCATTTAATTTTTAACCATATACGTTCGTGTATGTAATAATCAATACTTAATAATATATGCAATGCTGTAGCAAATCCAGTTGCAGATTTGGCATCTCCAGTGAACAAATAAGTCCAGAAAATAGTGAATAACCAAGCGGTTATTCTATATGTAATCATTCTGACTACTGTACGTTGCTTTGTTTCGGTCATTCTCGTCCCCAATCTATTTTTAACCATACACGTTCATGTATGTAATGTGCAAAAGTCATAAAAATATTAATCACTATAGCACCAGAAAGTCCGGTCCATGCTGCTGTTACCAGTGTTGCTACAATACGCCAAGTGATTGCTCTTACCAAAGTACGTTTATGTAATTCCATTAGGTTCCCCATTCATTTTTAAATAAAGGCACTTGTAGTCTATCGGAGTACCTAAGCCCGTGTCGCATTGCTAATTCAGCCACACGACGATTGTTTAATGTATATACGCTCTCTACCCCACCCACAGGCATTAGATATACTGGACCAAGAAATCCCGCAGCCCTATATTCTTCAACAGCCCGTATTGCATCTGCTACATCCTCTTCGGTAGCCACAACAAATTTGAGATATACGTAACCAATTTGGCTATAGTTGCAGACAGTGTCTGGCTTTATGGCATCCTCCCATAGTTCGCCACTTGCCGGCAATTTTGGACTTACACTGAAAGTAATCTCCCGACCAAATGGAGCGTCGTTGGCACCATACCATTCGTTGGCCAACCAGTCAACAAATTCTGCACTGAGTTCTTGAGTACCGTTTGTTTCAAAAGTGATTTCTTTCAATTGGCTCATGTCAGGATGACTTAGCAAATCTGGATAAGCACGTTGCCACCCCAATAAAGGCTCACCCCCAGTTATAACAAGATGTTCTTCTCGCCATTTATTAAATGGTAGTATTTCCATAATACGATTCGCAATAGCATCTGACTCTAACATAGGGCTAAGATCTTTAAAGTCTGGATGCCAACTGGCATAACTGTCACAACCAGTTTTGACTAACGGAAGTTCTTCGTACTTAAAGAACGTTTCAATTTCTTTATGTGTACGTGCCACTTCATCTGCTTCGGTGCTGATTTCGCCCCTAGGCATACCAAAGCCAGCGCATTTAAAGTTACACCCAAATGTACGTAAGAATACACTAGGTACACCCATGTAACGACCTTCACCCTGTATGCTGTAAAACAGCTCTGCAATTTTAATTTTAGACATGATAATATTATACTATAAATATTTAGATAATGCAAACAGATTTGATAAATTTTTACGAACAAAACGAAACGATTGAATACCATTATCCTAAAAAAGACAATGCCGGTAAACACTGGATAACAATGGAAAGTGGTATACCGTATTTATTACTGGATCTTCCTGATGCTCCATATGCAGCAATGCTCCAAGAAGCACAGAACCTAGATCATCTTTTTGTACCACATAGAGATTCGGAATCACATTCAGGATGGAGCAGTTTGTGTGTTCACGGAATCTCAAGCCAACATACCAATCATTATCAAGTTTATCCCGAATACCAAGATTTACCTGATGAACAAATTCCTTATAAGTGGACAGAAATACAGGACCAATGCCCAGTTACTGTTGAGTACTTTAAAAATCATTTCCCTTATGATATCTATCATAGATTACGATATATGAAACTGGCTCCTGGCGGATATATTAATCCACATCGTGATCATAATGAAGTGTGTCTTAATGCAGTAAACATTAGTTTAAATAATCCTAATGGGTGTAAATTTGTTTTTGAAAATCACGGTCTTATTCCTTTTAAAGATTCCGGTAGTGCATTTTTAATTGCTAACGGAATCATACACAGTGTATGGAATACTAGTGATGTTCCTCGATATCATATTATTGTGCATGGATATCCAACAACTAAATCAGTAAAATTTGATAAGCTAATAGTTGATTCTTACAATAGATTGTTCAATGATTAAAGTTTATGAAAATGTAGTGTCCGAGGAAGACCTTGTTTGGTTCAAACAGGACATGATCAACAGAATCAATAATAAACAATACTTTGAAAAAGAAGTATGGAATCCGGAATTAATTAAACAATTATACGACATTGATGATTGCAAAGTATTAGAATATCGCTCAGAAATATTAGAATCCAATGATCCTGCTAGGAAGTTACTTGAAAGCATAGTATATCAACACATACCTAAAAATATTTGGTTTTAT